CAGAACGTCGCGCCGCTGCTGGCGCAGATTCGCACCGAATTCGCGCCCGCGCTCGGTGAGCTGATCACCAAGTTGTCCGGACAGGGGGGCCTGGGGCCCTCGCTGATCAGTGCCGCCACCGCGCTGGTGCAGCTGTTCGCCGCCCTGGACTTCTCGGGTCTGACCGCGTTCATAATCGCGATCGCCCAGCTTGCCCAGGGGATCACGTGGATCGCCACCAATGTGCCCGGCGCCAATATCGTCATCTCGATGCTGCTCACCTCGATGCTGGGCTTCAAGCTGCTTGCCCCGGTGTTCTCTCTCATCGGCAAGGGTGCGAGCGCGTTCTCATGGGTGTACGGCGCGATCAACGGAATCAAGGGACTTACGAAAGCCCAGGTCATCTTCAAGGCTGTGGTGTTCCAGCTGGGTACGATCTTCCGCGTGGTGGGCGCCGGGATCATCGCGGTGATCCGGGCCATCGGCATCGCTTTCATGACGAACCCGGTTGGCTTTATCATCGGCGCGATCATCCTCCTTGTAATGCTTCTGTGGTTCAAGTGCGAGTGGTTCCGCAACGCGGTGACAGCGGCGTGGGAGTGGATCGCGAAGGCCGCCGGGATCGCCTGGGATTGGATCGTCAAAGCTGTCGGTGTCGCGATCGACTGGATTGTCGACAAGTCGATGTGGCTGTGGAACAACGGACTCAAGCCCGCCTGGGAGATAATTTCCACCGGCGTACGTATCTACGTCATGGTCTGGGTTGCGATCATCAAGTTCGTCGTCTCCGTGATCGCGACCGTGGTGATGTGGCTCTGGGAAAACGTCATCAAGCCAGTCTGGGGGTTCATTTCAGCAGCGGCTGAAATTTCTTGGAATGTAATCAAATTCATTGTTCAGACGGCGGTCTTTTTCATCGCCTTGCATGTAGCGGCGCTGGCCTGGCTACTGGAGAAGATCTGGAACGGAATTGCGGCAGCGGGCAAATGGGTCTGGGAAACCATCCTCGGTCCAGCTGTAGAATGGTTCGTCAATTTCGTCAAGGGATCGATCCAGAAAATATCCGCCGACTGGAATGTTCTCGTTGAGTTCCTTAAGTCGATATGGAACGGATTTACGGGTGCGCTCGGCGTCGCGATAGACTGGATCTCCACCAAGTGGAATTGGCTGATGGGCATTCTTGGCGCCGCCTGGAATTTCTTCTACGTCGCCATCCTGAAGCCGAAGATCGACTGGATCACTCAGGCCTGGGAAACCTTCACCCTGGGTCTCGGAATAGCATGGGACATTCTGACCACCGCACTCGGCGAGCGCTGGAACAGCTTCACCTCGTTCATCGGCGAACTCATCGAGAAGATCAAGTCGTTGTGGCAGAGCGGCACAAGCTGGCTCCGGGACTTCTTCTCCCCTGTCGGTGACGCCATCGGAAGAATCTGGAATGACATCGGCACCGCCGCCGAGAAGGCCGCCGATGTCGTCAAGGGCGCGTGGAACGGCGTCGTCGGCATCGTCAAAGGCGCCTGGAACGCGCTCGCCGGAGCCTGGAACAACATTCCGAGCGTAAGCGTGCCCGACTGGGTACCTGGCATGGGAGGCAAAAGCTTCTCCCTGCCCAAGCTGCCGATGCTCTGGCACGGCGGCGAGGTCGCCGGTGGCGGCCGGGCGATCGTCGGCGAGCACGGACCCGAGCCACTGGTGAAGGGCGGCCGCGTCGTCGGCATGCTCGGCCTCAACGGGCCCGAGACGGCCAGCATCCCGCGTGGCGGCTACGTCGTACCCAACCTGTCCACCCTGTCCGCACTGCCCGGACTGACCAAGACGCTGCCCGCCGGTGTCGCCGCCGCCGTGGCCCGCTCGGTACCCGGCTATGCGGGCGCTCTGAGCGGCGGCGGATCCCGTGACAGCGGACTGAAGAAGTCGATCGACACACTGGCCCGCGCCGTGTCCGGTCAGATGCCGCCCGTGCGCGTGGAAGGAAAAGGCGACACGGCCAAAGAGGTCTACGAGGCGTGGAAGAAGTTCCGGCGCGACGAGGACGCCAAAGGCAACTACAGCTACAGCGCTGGCAGGGGGTAGGCCGTGGCCGTCGTCGTCATCCGCGACCCGATCAGCGGAATCTCGTTCTCCGGCAACGAGTCGTACCGGATGTATCTCTACTCGGAGACCGGCAGGATCAGCTTCTCGGTCCCGGTCGCACCCCGCGAGATCAGTTACGGCGGTATCGGCCAGGAATGGGTGTCCGCCGAACGCGGCGGGAACACGCCGCTACTGCTGCGTAAGGCCGCCAAACTCAAAACAATCTCGTTCAGTACGTTGATCGTCGACTTCGCCTCCATGTGGACGCCGATGACCAGCGCCATCAACGCACTGGAACAGCTGGCCAACACCACCGAGCGCATCCTGGTCCGCTACGGGCCACAGGAAGCCGGTCTGTGGCGCATCACCGAGTGTGGTTACGACTCCCTGTTGCGTCACCACGACAGCAGCGAGATCACCCGCGCCATGCTGTCGATGACCCTTACCCGTGCCAGCGACGCCGCGCCCGCAGTCGGCCCGGTCAGCGGCGGCGTAGGACGCCCGCCTACCGCACCACCGCCAGCGCCACCACGTACCTACCGCGTCGTATCCGGTGACTGCCTGTGGAACATCGCACTGCGTTACTACGGCAACGGCACCGCCTGGACGCGCATCCTCGACGCCAACAAGGACAAGATCCGCAACCCGAACCTGATCTACCCCGGTCAGGTCTTCGTGATCCCGTGACCACCGAAAGGGGGTGTCCGTGCCCACGCTGACCGCAGCCCAGATCGCCCAACTCGTCAAGCAGGCAGGGTTCCCCCAGTCTGTGCACGTCACCATGGTCGCGATCGCACTGGCCGAATCCGGCGGCCGGGTCGAGGTGGTCAGCCCGTTCAACTCGAACGGCACCAAGGACTTCGGCCTGTTCCAGATCAACAGCGTTCACCACTACAACGAACGAGACCTCGTCAACGATGCCGCGTTCAACACCCGCTGCGCCAAGGCGATCTACGACAAACAGGGCCTCAGAGCCTGGTCGGTGTACACCAGCGGCAAATACGAAGCGAGGATGAACGAGGCCCGGCAAGGTGTCGCGCAGGCGGCCAGTGTCACCGGCAACGCCTCTGTTCCCTCCAGTGGCACCGTCGGGCAGGACACGAGCAAGCCGTCCGTCACCTACGGGCCGCCCGGTCCGCAGATCGTCGTCGCCGGTGTCGGCACCCCGCTCACCGCCGCCGAGGAGACCACCGCGCCGCTGCGCGACCTGAGGATCATGGGCACCTCGATGCAGGGGGATTTCGCCGCGTCCGTGATCGGCGTGACCTCCTTCACCTCCGGAATCGAGACCATCCCGAACGTGACCTTCACCGTCGCCGACCCCGAAGGTGAACTCCTGTACCAGGCCAGCAACCTGTGGCAGATCGGCGTTTCCGTCCAGTACCAGGACCTGTGGCTGCGCATCGACGACATCACCTTCGAGGCAGGCAGTCACGGCACCGGCCAGATCGTGGTCAGCTGCATCGACGACATCGTGTACGCGCTGCAGAACCTGCGCGGACCACGGACGGCGAACGGCATCAGCGCCACCGAATGGCTCGCCCAGGAACTCTCACTGGCCGGGATCGACCCGAACAAGTACTTCCTCGGCGAGAGCGTTCCCACCCAGTCGGTGATCGCCCGTGACGAAGCCGACCAGAGTGGACAGGGCGGACAGGGGCAGGCACCGAGCGCCTGGACCACAAGCATCCGGCTCGCCCGCGAGCTCGGCAAACGAATCTTCGTCAGCGGCCAGCGGCTCGTGTTCGGCAGCTCCGCGTTCGCCATGCAGTGGTCGTCCTCGGGCACGCTGCGCCTCACCCGGCACAGCACCGCGCTGACGGTGGGCGAGCACTGGCTGGGCATGCCGACCGCGCGCGTGGTCAGCATCGGCAACCGCTCGAACGTGCTGGAGGTGGCGGGCCGGGTTCCGCTGTCCCGCGCCAAGTTCTTCCGCCCCGGGGTATCGGTGGACGTCACCAACACCCCGGCCGTGGCAGCCGGTCCCCCGGCCAAGCTCATGTGCTCCTCGGTGGCGTTCGACA